GGAGCCGATCCTTGATCGATCGAATCTCCGAACACAACTAATGTCCGCCCCAAACCATTCCGCAGAAAATAGCGAATAATCACGGCTGGACCATGACCGGCGCCCGATGGCCCTTGCGAGAAAGCCCCGATCGTTGAAACGCCTAAACACTGTTGCGCTTTGAGACGGCAGAAACGCCCCCACGGTGCGGCTGCATAATTCTCAGCAGCAAGTCCATAGTTCGCCGTGCCACCAGAAAGATTGCTCGGCATATAGTTGATCGTTTCGAGATTATTATCCTCAGGGGCGTATTCCGTACGGACGCAAATAATCGGAAAACCACCAACAACATCGGTTCTGTCAAGGCTGGCGAGCTGCATGAGATCGGACCAGATCACGCCGGGATTGGCTTGTCCGTCGGTTGCTGTTCTGCCGGGAACCGTGATCGACGTGCTGCCGCTGACGGTAACGTTTGTCCATGCCCCGCCATTGTTGTTGCTAGTCGTATCCTCTGAATTACCCGCTGTTGCCATGGACGATACGGCGGCTTTGATTGCCGAAGTACCCGCATTGCCGTTGAAGAACCCGAGCTGAATCGCATCAAAAGGAGCTTCAACCGTGGCTTGCATGTGCATCGTGAAATTGTTGCCGAATGCCCCGAGAGAGTTCATATAGGAGGCAACACACTTCGACAGGTAAGGTTGCTGCGCAATGGCTGAAACATCGCTATCAAGGACTGAAAATCGATTCCTGCCTGTGAGATTGGTACGTGCCGTAACAAGGGCGCCGAGTTCGTTCCCGTTTTGATCAAGAATTGCAGCCAACATCCCATCGCGCACAACGCCACGTAACGGGACGATGCTTTCCCTTGATTTCTTGTAGTCACCCTTGGACATGCGCGGCTCCGCTTTCAGTTGTCGTGACGGTTACAGCGAGCTGATGACCAGGCGCGGCTCGGCTTCGAGCGTTGCCCACTGTTCATCGGTGAAGTCGGCGCGAAGCACCTCGACGCCTTCGCGCGGCCAGTGGCGGCCGGCACGGTAGAAACCGTGTTCCGGAATACCGGCGATGCGGTGCGTGAAAATCGGTGTGTCCGGCACCTCTGGCGCTTTGGGCGGCGTGTTGTCGATGACGGCGCCCGTGTTGCTCACACCAGGCGGTAGAACAGTCCCCGGATCGAGCGGCGGTTGCTGGCCGATCGACGCGTCTGACGACGTATTCGATCCAGGTGTGGCACTGCCCTCGACGGGAGGTGTATTGCCCTTCGGTGCGGCCGGAGGTGTATTGCCCTTCGGTGCGGCCGGAGGTGTATTGCCCTTCGGTGCGGTTTTTGCGGCGGATGTCTTGGGTTTGGTCATGGCGTAGATTCCTCGTTCGGTCCCAGCCCCGACCACCAATGTGGCCGGGGCTGTGCTTGCTGCTCTCGGGGGGGTTATTCGTTACGCTGGGGTCAGCTCAACCAGGGGCAGACGTACAGTTCCACCGCCTTGAAGTTGGTATTGCTGGCACCAGACGCGAGCGTCTCGGCCTCGATTAGCGCCTTGCCGGCAGCGCGGTTGGTCGGGCTAACTACCAGGATGTTCGGGTTGATGCCCAGCGGATTGCCTTCGTCGCTCTTGAAGCTCTGCATGGCGGCGACGGCGGCGTCGAAGTTGGTGCTGTTGAGCGTGTCTTTGCTGCCGTAGGCCATCTGCCAGAAGCCGAAGCCGACGTTTCCGCGCGCATCGACGCCGTAGCGGTATTCGTCACGCATGAACACGGCTTCGTCATTGCCATCGGTCATGGACTTGAGTTCGTAGTCGCGGCGTTTCTGGAAAATCAGCGGCTTGAGCGGACGCGAGGTGTCGAGCAGATACCAGGCTGCCCCACTGCCGCCGCCGGTGTTGCTGACGGTGCCGGTGCCGACCGGGTGATCGCTATCGAAGAAGTTCTGGCCGTCGTAGCACGTGGTGGCGAAACCGGCGGCGAGCAGTGCGAAGACCAGGGTGTCCGGATGCACGGCCGCCGATTGGCCCATGGACGCAAAGATCGGCGTCAGCAGGCCGTAGTTGTCGTCTTCGATGTCGTCACGCGGTACGCCGACAGAGCCTTCAAACTTCTTGTTGGTGATCTGGTAGCTCGACGCGGCCAGGCTCTTGACCTGGCGATCGCCGATCCACTCGCGCAAGTTCGGGAACTGGCCGATCCAGCCATAAGTTTCCGTCTTGTTGCCGGACGGCACCAGCGTGGCGATCTTGTCCCACATCGGTTTGACACCGGCAAACGCGTTGTTGAAAGCCGTTTTGAAGCCGGTATACATGGCGTTGAGGCTGTTGCGGTTGACGATGATGCCGCCGAAAGCAAACATCGGCAACGCGTCGACTGCCGTGGGTGGCGTATTGACGTTCCCAAAAGCCACGGTTACCGCAGCGAGCGCCAGGGCCGTGACGAAGAGAGCGACGCCGCTGATCGAGAATTTCTTTAACATGAGGAGGATCTCCAGAGGATTCAAAAAAGGGGCAGACCGCGAGGGACAGTGTCGGTCGGACTAGAACTCGACCCAGACGCCGTCGGCCTCGACGTCGCGGACTTTGCCGGCGACCGAGCGCGTGCTGGAGCCGCTAGTCTTGGCGACGGTCTGGTCGTCGACGATGTAGCAGTCCGAACCGTAGTCGGCCAAAGTGATGGCGTCGGTCGAGCTGCTGTTGGCGAACTTGTAGCAACCGCGGGACACTTTGCCCTTGATCGCCGAAGCGGCACCGGCGCTGTTGTCGAAACAAGCCTGAGATACGCCGACGGCTTTCAGGCCGGTCGTTGCCGCGCCCTTGGTGAGCAGGCCCGAGCTGTTGAGGCAGGCGATCGACCCGGCGAAGATCTTGGTCGAAGCGGCCAGCGGGAATTCGAAGTCCAAGTTCTTGCGGACGGGGGTGTTGCGGTCTTGAGTCAGGGCCACGGCGGTCTCCAGTGGTTAAGGGCGTTGCGGGCGGTGCGGGCTGTACTGGCGCCGGTCAGGCGGCAGCGGCGTCCCGTGTTTTGAGGAATTCTTCGGTGCTGATGCCGGTCGACTTGCAGACGGCCAGCTCAACGTCCGAGAGCTTGCCGGGCGTTTTGACCGGGTCTTTGCCGCCGGTCTGGGTGCCGCCGGCCAGCGCCGCGTTGGCAGGCGCAGTGGCCAGGAAGGACTTGAGCGCGGCGACGTCTTTCTTGCCGAGATCGCGCGCCCAGGCTTCCTGTGCCGGCAGCAGCTTGCCTTCGTCGATGGCGGACTTGACCAGGCCATCGACTTCGCCGCCGTTGATCTGGGCGCTGAGCGCGGCGATCTGCGTCTGCATCTCCGTCATGGTGGCGATCGGCACAAACTTGGCCGGGTCGGGGTTTCCCGTATTGGCCTTGAGCGCGGCGACTTCGGTCTCCAGGGGCGTCAGCTTCGCCTTGAGGGCGGTGACTTCGGTTTCCAACGGCTTGACCTTGGCGGCCTCGGCGGTCAGGTTGGACAAGGCGGCAGTTGCGGCCGCTTCGTCTTTCGGAGCTGGCAAGCCAGCGGCGATGAACAGTTTGGTGAGCAGATCCATAGGCTCCTCTTCGGAAAAATCGGCGAAATGCGCGCCGAGCGCTGAAAAATCGGTGAGGCCGTCCAGGCCGGGGTCATTGACCAGGGCGGCATGCAAAATGGCGGTGACTTCGCCGGTGGTTTTATCCCAGGAAAAAACGGGCGAAACGTAGCGGTATTCGTGGTCGGCGACGTGACTGGCGGCAGCGGCCGTCCAGCGCGGAGCGACTACATACAGGCCGTCGCCTTCGCGCCATTGCAGATCGTGAAACCAGGCAGCAGCCGGCGCGCGTTGGCCATTCTTGGCGGCGTGCAGGGTCTGGTGCTCGTAGTCGATGACGTAGTCAGATCGGCGCGCCTTGGCGGCGGCGATCAAGCGGGCGGCAACCTGGGCGTTCATCAGCCAACCATCGGCAGGCAGATCGGGGCGACCGTCGACGGAGTGGAAGCGCCCCGCCGGAAAGAGACGGAACTCCTGCGGCGGCTGACCATTGGAAACGGCCAACTCGGAGGAGAGCGCAGCGATGAAGAGGGATGAACGTTTTGCCATGTCGCCATGATGGCGAGGATGCAAAACGGAGTTAAGGCGGAAAGGTTTCCGCCATGAGGGCATTTCTTAAATAAACGATAACCGAGAACGACATTTCGTGCAAAGGGTCTTTGTGCACCGATTCGTTGTGGCGTGTATGCCCCTAGAACCGCGTTACTCCCGCGTTAAATTCTGTTTTCGCCTATTCACAGGTAGTCAGGCCGCTGGAAAATCCGTTTAACGCCGTGTAGCGCGTTTCTGTCGGTTTGGTCATTATCGCGTCAGCCAGGCGTCGATGACGTCCATCACCATCTCTTCGTCGGGAGCGGACAGCGTGCCGGCTTCGGGGTCGCCGAGCAGAAGGCCACGGCGCGGCATCTTCCAGGTTTTGAATTCATGGTAGAGCGCGTACCCTTTGTCGAAGCCCAGTTCGAGCGCGGTGGCATCGGCCAGGAAAGACAAGCCGTCGCGCATGTGGCCACTGCGCTCGAGGAGCGAGCCTTTGCGCCGGACTTCGGTCTTCCCATCACGCCCGGTAACTCTGTCGGCCCGATCGTAGGCCGCCCGAGTTGATGGCGCCCAGGGTGCCCAGGCCTGCCCGTTCGGATCGCGCTTGGTATCGAAACGCTGCTGGACACGCGATTCGATCTGATCGCCGATGGCGTTGAACACCGGTGACAGATCGCCGAGCCGAACTTGAAGCTCAGTCAGGCCAGCACTGATCTGGTCGGAGACGACGGTGACGGTCAGGCCGCCAGACATGGAAATATTCCTGTGCTATATTGGCTATAAGGGTTTGCGGCAAAATCTGCCGGCGATATGCTGAGGAGGTGCCTGGCCTCCAAAGGTTCTA